CGGGCCGCCTCGAGCACCGCAGCACGGTTGGCTGGCGAGAAGACCAGCCAGGGCTCCCGCCGCAGGTTGGCCAGGCCCTTGATGCGCTCCTGACGCGAGGTCAGCGCCGCCTTGGCCGCGCGCTCGCTGACGGTCCGCACCGAGAGATTGCGCAGCATATTGCCGGTGAGCGAGAGGTCGCGCACAGCACGCCGCCGCAGCCGCTTCGCCTTGTAGATTGCGTAGCGCTTGGCGAGCGGCTTGGCGGGCGCATCAGTCGGCCCCAGGCCGGCGGCCAGGCGGTTCTTCACCGCCGCAAGCCCGACAGTGCCGAGCTTGAGCATCTGGAACTGGCGGAAGTTCAGATGATCCACCCGGAGCTGCTTCTTGAACCAGATGCGAACGCTGGGCACAAATCAGACTGCCCGATTGAAATGCAGCACCAGCCGAAGGCCACCCTCGGCGTCGGCTTCGAGATCCACGACCTTGTACACCGAGCCGCCTACCGTCACCTCATCTCCTCGCGCGGGCGGCTGCGCGAAAGCAGCCGCCCTGACGAAGAGCAGCGCATAGGCACCCGGCGCGGCCTCCTCCGGCCGCACGCCCGTATCGAGAATCCCGGTCACCGTGAACGGCTCACCCGCCTGCGGCGTGTATGTCACCTCGCGGCCGAAGGCCCGCAGGCAGGCTTCGTCCAAGCGACCGACGGAATCGGCGAACGCCATCAGGAGATGAATGCACCGTTCAACCGCACCCGGCCCGTGGCGTCACCGTCAGCAGCGGCCTTCACCGCCACGCCGATCAGCTTGTTGCCGGTCGAGGTCTTGGTCGCGCGCTTGTTGGTGTTGTCCCAGTAGACGAGGTCGCCCGGCGACCACGCCGTCCCCCCGCCGGTCTCGCGCGTCAGGTCGAAGACGCCCTCGACCTTTAATTCGCCCTCGGCGCCACTGGCCAGGTCGCCCGCGGCCACGCCGAAGATCGAGCCCACCAGCGCCCCACCGCCCGAGCTGACGGCATAGGGCGCCACGAGCGTCAGAGTTTCACCCTTTTGCACATAGTTCTTCACGTCGTTCCTCCTTACGCACCCGCGTTCTTCTGCATCCCGCGCCAGTCGATCGCTTTCGCGCCGAAATCCAGGCGAGCCTTGATCTCAACCCCATCCACCTCGAAGCCCTGGCGGGTTTCGATATAGACGCCGTCCTGTCCTTCGAGGTAGGCGTACTCGATCGTGTCGATCTGATCCGGCGAGGCGAACAGATACCACGCCGTGGTGCTCGCGGCGTCCAGGCGCGGTTCGGCGATCGGCACGAGCGCCCGGATGTATTCCGGTACCACCTTGGCGCTCTCAACCGGCGCCAGGTTCGTCGCGACCAATTGGAAAGCCGTGAGCTGCAACGCCACCGGCACGGCCAGATAGCGCGCCTGCACGTTCAGCGTGGTGACGCCGTCCAGTCCCTTCTGCTTGGCCATGGCGGCCATGCCCGCCCCCAGGCCGGTCAGCCCCAAGGCGCTGCCCGAGCCGGTGTTGAGGTTCGAGTGGTTGGCGTGAAACAGGGCCACGCCGTCACCCATCGCCGGATTAGAGGTGATAATGCCCCAAACCGTATCGCTTTCAAGGGTCGCCGCCGCCACGCCGAAGCCCGCCGGGATCCGGGTGAAAGCGCCGAGATCGTCGTTGATGATCACCTGCCGGGTGATCCCCACGATCCGCCCGTAAGTGGCGAGCTTGTAGGTCTCCTTCGACTCGGCGATCGAGCCGTAGGTGAACTCGCCCTTCTCGTTGACCTTCTGGAGCGCCGGCGACTCGCCAATCTGGAGCGCGTTGATGTTCTTGAAGTCGGCCGCCGTGCGCCGCCGCGAGAACGGCAGGAAGGTCCGCGGATACGCTTCGTAAGCTTGGCGCAGGGTCTTGTTGGCCACATCGGCCAGGATGTAGGGGAAGTCCGAGGTCGCGAGCGCCAGCTTGGCGATTTCATTGCGGCTCAGGCGCCGCGTGCGCGTGCCGGCGGCCTCGAGGCACTCCCGCCCCAGGTCGAGCAGGGTCATGCCAACCCAGTCGCGGCCCAGCTCGTCGGTGAGCGGGAACAACTTCGGGTCATAGCGGAACAACAGCGAAGCCGCGATCCCGGCGCGCCGCGTGTCCGCCTCGTCGCGGGTGACCACAACGGTGGCGCTGCGAATAGGCGTCTCCTCGCTGCGCCGGGCCAGCTCATCGAGGGCCAGTTTCCGGAAGTCCTCAATGGCGGTGCCCTTCTCGACGTGTTCCGCGATGAGCCGGGCGTCGAGCTTGGCCGCCCGCCCGATCTTGTCCAACTCCAGGATGCGGGTCCGCTCGGCCAGCGCTGCCGCCTGCCGCTCCGCATCCAGATTCACTTCGCTACGGGCTTCTCCGCCCGTCTCGGTGATGGTCTCGTCCATCGTTTGCTCCTGTGGGCCAGTTGCCCGTTCGAACTTGAATCCCGCACCCGGGTCGGCGCCGATCGGCACCAGCGACACTTCCTCGGGCTCCCAGTCGGTCACCAGGACTTGGCGCAGGGCGGCTCCCTCCGGCGTCACGTCCTGGAGCGCATGAATGGCCACGCCCATCGAGGCGTTGCGCAGGATGCCGTCTTCGACGTCCCGCCAGATCGGCGTGACGTCCTCGCGCTTGGAGAATCGGACGACCGCCTTGCCGGCGCCGTTTTCGATCCAGGCCTTGGCAATTACGCCGATGACGTCGGCCACGGTGTAGTCGCGGTGCGCGTTGAGCAGCGGCGCCGAGCCGCTTGCTAGCCGCTCCAGTCGCACCGCGCCCGGCTCCATCGAGAAGCGCATCTCGTAGGGACCGCGCGCGTCGTAGCGCCGCACCGCGGCGCCGGTGTACCAGGTGAGAGCAGCGGTGCGCTCTTCGCGGCCCTCCACGGCCAAGACTTCAAACTGCGCTTCGAGCCGCTCCCGCAAGGGGAAGTTGGATTCACTCATGAGGTAAGCTCCTTCTGCTGGGTCCCGCTCTGCGTCACCCGCCGCGGGTCGCAATCGAGCACGATGCCCTTCTCATCGAGCAGCCGGTTGATCTCGGCGATCTGCTCAAGCTGCGCATCCGGGTCGTAGCCCTGCTCGGCGATGGCTTGGCGCAGCGTCAGGGTGCCCGTGCGGATGCGGTTGAGCGTCGCGAGCGCGTCCTTGTAGGGATCAACGCTGCCGAAGCCCGGCGGCGTCCACTCGGCTTTGAACGGACCCGGTTCCGGAATCGCACCGGCGGTGAACGCGACGCTCAAGAACCGGTCCCACACGGGGATGCAGAACATCGGGATGAAGACGAGCCACCGGAAGGCTTCAATCCCGTTGCGGAAGCTGAGCAGGCCGGCGCGGTAGGAGGAGTAGTTCACGCGCGAGAGATCGCCGGTCAACTGCTCGTAGGTGAGCTGCAAGCCGGTGGCGATGGTCGCCTGCTTGGCGGCGACGTAATCGCGGTAGCCGGCCACATGGCTCGGGGTTGAGAATGTGATCTCCTCGCCGGGCCGTAGATACTCGATCATGCCCGGCTCGAACGCCTCGATCCGCTTGCCGGTCGCCGGCTCGGTGGTTGCGGGTCCGATGCTCGGGCCCTCGGGACCGTGGGGCTGGGTGACGAAGGCCGCGAAGCACGCCTCGATCTTCTTGCGCACCAGCTCGGCTTCCTCGTACTCGTCCAGATCGCGCAGCGTGATGATCACCGGCGCGAGCCACGGCACCCCACGGACCTGGCCGGGGCGGTCCTTGCGGTAGACGTGTAACACCTCGGTGGCGGGCACGCGGGCGCTCACCAAGTTGCCGCGCAGTGAGGTCTGCGTCACCTCGCCTGGGTGGCTGCCGAACAGCCAGTAGTAGATGCGCCGGCCAACCCGGTCAAACTCGACGCCCTGGATGATGTAGCCCGTCTCTGTCTTCTGCGTCTTCGACTGATCCAGGTAGTCAGGCTCCAGCACCTGTAGCTGGACGGGAATCTTCAGCCCGTCGCCATCCCGCCGCTGCCGGAACCGCACCAGGCACTCGCCGCTCTCGAAGACCGTCCGGGCGACCAGGGCCTGGATGCCGTAGAAATCGAGTTGCCCATCGGCGTCGCACTCTTCGATCCACTCCGACCAGGCGGAATCGATCTCGCGGTTCAGGTTCGCATCGCCCGTGCGCGCCTGCGCCGTGATGCCTGTGCCGATGGCGTTACCGACTACCTCCACCACCGCTCGTGCTGCGTACGGGTTGTTGCGGACGAGATCGCGCGAGCGCTCACGCAACTTCGTTAGCGCCTGGGCGATCTCCGCGTTGGCCGAGTTGCCGGTGGTGATCCATCCGTCAGTGCGCCGCCCGGTCCTGGCGCCCTCGTAGGCCAGCCGCACCAGATCGGCCGCGCGGCGGGCACGCAGCCGGCGCAGGCCGGCTTCCGGCGCCACCCACGCGATGGCTTTGTCGAGCCAGTTCATCCTTTGCTCGTCTGGGCGAAGCTGAAACGATCCGGGGCCGTGCCGGCGTCGCTGGCGAGCGCATCCTTGATCACGACCCTGGCCTTGAGCAGGTCGTCCATCGAGCGGTAGGTGACCGTGCGGTCGCCGAAGTGGACAGTCAGTTCGCCGCTTGCGATGGCGGCTTCGATCGCATCGAGCTGCTGTTGAGTCCAGGCCATTTAGCTTTTCCGCCGCTTGAAGTAGAACGTCGCCCGCGTGCCGGCTTCGCGCACCACTGCCACCAGCTCCCAGCCCTGCGAGCCATATTCGGCGAGCAGGTCCGCTGATTCGGCCTCCGCCGTCACAGTCGCGTATTCCCACTGAGGCTTCGAGGTCTCCGCCGGCATGCCTCGGATTTTCATCGCTTGAGCCATTCCTTGGTCCGCTCGCCCAGCCAGCGCCGCTCGCGAGGCGGGGCCGGCGCCTGCTGTTGTTCGTTGCGGAGAGCCGCAATCCGGTCCGCTTCGTTGTCGAGCGACAGCCCCATCGAGATCAGCGCGCGCAGCGCGGCGTAGGCATACACCCGCGCGTCCAGCGCTTCGTGCCGCACGCCGGGCTTGGGCCGCCACTCGCGCTTGGGCTGCCCGCGGCTGTAAGTGGTTACCAGCACCTCGCCCAGCAACTGCTCGAAGTAGCTCCGGTCACGATCCACCGGGAAGTGCGCGTAGCCGGGGGTGCCAGGAGTTGGGTTCCGCAGTCGGCCAATCAGCGTCTCCTTGGCCGTGTCGGTCCCGACCAACCAGGGCCGCTCGCCGCGTATGTTCTTCGCCGTGGGCTTGCGCTGCCAGACCGGCTGCGTTCCGCCCACGCCCTTCACCGCAAACACGCGGCGGTGGTAGCGCGTGCGGCAGAACTCGTAGACCGCCTGCGACTCGTAGGAGGAGTCGATCGCGCACGCGG